TGATCTAGTAAAGTATCAAAATAATCACTAATAAGATCCGTATTAAGATTTAGGATCTCTTTATTGGTAATACCACCGACTCTAAATGATGCACCAGTACCTGTGCCACCAGTGATTCGTTGAATAGTGGCAGAGCCAGTCGATGTAGTGACTTGACTTCCAACTTGATAGGAAAGAGTCGTGCTTCGGTCAATCACTTGAATGAAACTACTATTGGCAAAAGATATAGTACCATTTGCATTTGTAGTAGTATCTAAAATAACTTGATTGCTAGAAAATACACCAGTGGTATTTGCAATATCAAGATTAAGTGTTTGTTTTACCGTTACTGTAGCATTTGTTGAATAACCTGTTCCCCCATTTAATAGAATGAAGTTTACGGAACCAACGGCATTGTTATTAATTGATAATACTTTTGCTTTTGCTTCTACACCTGAGCCCAAAACATTTAGTTGGTCACCAATATTATAATCGGTGCCGCCATTTGTAATTGCTATAGCATTTAGTGATCCAATGATAATAGGTCCATTTTGTTCCGGAACATCACTTGCAATAGCTTGGTAAACTCTATCACCTTTTTTGAAAGCACCTTTTACGTTTGTGAGACTTAAGATATTAATAGTTCGCCCATTTACAATCTTTTTGTCAACGCTTTCAACTATAGCGGTAGATCCGGCATTAGTTCTTATCTTAGTACCAATTAATCTTGCTATTTTTGGGTGACTTGTTGTTTCAATATAGGTAGGAACTTTCCAAGTGTTATCAGATGGTTTGAAGATATATTGACTTGGTACATAAAGTTCTATTTCTTCACCATAGACCAATCTGAATAGAAGTTCATATGCTCTCTGTGAACCTTTGGATCTATATAGATCAAGGATATGTTTTAATAGAAGTTTCTTATCAACTACAACTGATTCAGGTAAAGACTGAATAAATGTATTTTTAAAATAAGTAATAAACGTATCTGATGTAGAATCTATATCCAGATAGTCAAGTAAACTTCTAGCCTCACGGATAGGCTGACCCGATTGTTCCATCCATTCATAATAAGCTTTGACGAACGCAATAAAGTTCGGTCCTTCTTCTCTATAAAAAGAAGGGAACTGTTGAGCAATGAATGGCGATATAAATTTTTCGATTTGACTCATTAGACAGGCTTCACTGTAATAGTTATACCTTCAGAAAGATCAATCAATAGAACGTCGTTCTTACTTGATCTAATATCTGTGTCCGTAGACTTACAATAAAAACTAATTCCATCTACATCGACTGTATCTGAAATAATTATTTGATTAAGTGATATTGTACCTTGTGTATAGTCAATTGATCCAGCTGTTTGATAAGTCTGAATGCCAGGTGTGGTCACGTCCTTTAGATAGATAGTTGTGGAACTATTCACTACTTCTATATTGGTACCACTTTGTGATACAGTAAAGGTATTGGCATTTGGATTATAATCCGTATAGGAATATCGTCTACCATTTGAAATAAATTCAGTTGAATAGAAAGATCCTGGAGCAATCTTATTTCTAAATTGAATCGTCATAAACACTCGTGCATTCACGTCTGGTGTCAGTATTTTCTTGAGAGTAATCTTAGTTTCATTACTTGAGATACTAGGATGAGCAGCATTAATTGCAGCTTCAAATCTAGAGAATCTAAACTCGGTATCAAAGTCATTTAACTCATCTGTATTAAATGTAGTAATAGCATTCTTTACCAATGTTGAAATATCAGTAGGTGCCAAATCAGTTTGATTTGGCACATATTTACAAATAGTATCAACCAAGATATATAGATAGTCTGGATTTACTACTACTGGAGTGATACCTAAAGTACATTTATCGGATAGAAATGATTCAATATCTTCTTTTTCTGAATCCGAAAGAGTTTCACCTGTAAATGTAGCAGGAGCAATAAAGACCTTACCAAACTGCGGTTGGCCTGTAACAGTTTCACCACCATAGACATGGACTGTTTTTATGTCTTGGTAGTTTTGTAGTACCAGAGTTCTAAAATCCTCAATGGTCACCGCACGCTCTTGTGTCTGATAACCTCTTGGTGCTCTGTATCTGATTTCCTCAATTGACTCTGCCTCCGCACCACCAAATGAAGCAGCTACAGTTGTAATGGCAGGTACAATGGCACTTCCGTATCCGTTATAAGATCCTAGATTATCGTCTAGTGTAAATGTATTACACTTATTACCATTCACACCAGAAGAGATTCTATAGCTTGCAATGACTGTAGCACCGTCTTTGGGTTTTCTACCAAAGACTCCATCACCAAATGCTATTTCATATTTGGTATCCTCTGTGGCTTGCACAAAATATACCTGGGAATTAGCGGTCAGACCAAACAGAGAGGTTGCTTTTTTATAACTTAGACTTGTTTGTCCGCCGTCCTCAGTTACAAGAACAAGCAGAGAGTCAGTGTCAATAGTCTGATTTGATAGAATAAATCTCTGTGCTTCTACTGAAGAATCATACACAAATGTATCTTGAATAAGTGAACCTTCATAGACTTCTACATTTGCTGCCACAAACTGATTATTTGATGGATATAGAGTCAATGTTTCATTGGTTACAAATGTAAATGAACCATTGGAGTTTCGACCAGTAAAGCGTGTACCCTCTGGAATTTCAAATGATGCCAAATTAGACTGAGCAAAGGTGAGATTCAATAATGCTTTGGATGACTTTGTGGACCTAGGAGTATAGTTCAAAGATTTAGCAATAGAGATCACACTATTTCTGAGCTGCGCCGAATCCAAAAACATCTCGGAAGCAACCATGTTCAGATAGAACGTATTGAGATATGAATTGTAGGAAAGGATATCCAACAGCACCGACATATTGGAGCCGTCAAAGTCATAGTCCTGAAAGAGTGCTTGACTCTTTAGATAAGTCTTGAGTGTGCTTTTGAGAGTGTCAAAATCTAGATTGACTAGACTTATGGAGTTATTTGCTGCCATTTATCTGATTCTTCTTAAGATGAGATCGACCGTTTGTATTGTCTGACTATTTATTATAGCAAATATGATGCTCACTGTTAAATCATTACCGTTTGGATTTGATTGAGCTTGAACTTGAATTAGACTTACTCTTGGTTCATGATTAGCAATGACATTTGATATTTCATATTCTAGTTCAGAAGCAGCAATAATATCATTTGGTTCAAATAATACACGCTTTACATTTCCACCAATGGTTGGTTGAAAGAGTCGTTCGGTTACATTTGTTAATACTAGATTTCTCACTGACCTCTTGATTGCAGCATCGTTCTTTGCTCGTGCTAAATCTTTGGTAATAGGATGCGGTGTCAGATCAACGAGAAAATCCGAAAATAGATCCGGAGTCTTTTGTGTCTGAGTATAGTTATCGGCTCTCGTTGACATATTCTTTCCTTACTAGTCGTTAATACGAACTTGTGTACCATTAATAAGAACATTAGCACCAGAAGCTTCAATTGTAATTTCACCACCAGAATCAATAACTATCTTACTTCCACTACCAGATTTTAATGTAATTAAACCTTGAGCTTCTACTGTAAAATTACCTGCAGCATTTACCGTAAAGTCATTACACTTTACAAAATAATCTTTACATCTTATCTGATAATTACCATCACAATTAATATCAATATTACCAGCAGAAGCCACTTGCCAATCAGATTCAATTGTGTCTACTCTATTTGCTTTTACAACAGTAAATTTGCTACCCTGTATAGAATTATATTCACTACCTTGATATTCTCTAGTTACATCACCTGTCACGGTTTCATCTTTAAGTCCCATGACTCTTTGAATATAATCACCACCGATACCAAGTTGATAGTTGGCACCAAGTCCTAGAATATAGTCTCCTTTGGTTGCCGCATACATGGAGATATCGGCATTCAGTGAATAGTTACCTTTGATCTTATAATCCACATGACCATCGGACGTAAAGGTAACACCGTCCTTATGATAATAGTTTGCTTTGGCTTGGACTACTTGACGCCATGCACCATCACTTTCAATCTCTACATAAGTACCCTGAGTATGAGCAATCTTTAGACTTTCTTTACCTGGTGCATCATTGATATGAAACTCATGACCAGATCGTGAAACCGTTGCTTGATTATAAGGATAATCAGTTGCAAAAGTTGATTCTGTTTTTCTTCTATTTTCAGGATTATCCGACATTATGAAACTCCAACTGCAAGCAACTGCGCTCGTCTAGCACGGAATGCTTGGTTTTTTAAAAAATCATTTTGTAGTGTTGAAGAAGTAATATTATTTGCTACTGAAACTGAAGCAGAAATTTTTGGGACAAATACCGATTGGACTGCAGCCGCTAAAGGTGGAATAATGGATGCAGCAAGATTGATAAGTGAAGCAGGACTAAAACCATTACCAAGAACACTTTTAGCACCAAAAGCAGAAGCAAAAGTTGTTACACCTCTTATAGCACTAAGTAACCCTGGACCAGAAATAGATCCAGTAACTAGACCACCAAGTGATGCACTTACTGCAGTCTGTGTAGCAAACTGAGTGTGTTGTTGTGGTGAACCATAATTTGGTTGACCGTTACGAAGTGTAAAGATAGGATCACCTACACCTGCAGGATCAACCCAACGAATATAACCTGGATATGGATCCGTATCATATGAATAATATTCTTGAACATATGCTTCTGGTGGTTCTACCTGAACACCAGAAGCAGGTGAAAATGAAATACCTGGTACTCTAGCCAAAGGTGCACTAATTAATCCACGAATATCAGCATCAAGTCTAGATCCAGCAACGTAGTTTAGAGCCCCAGAAGTATAGCGTGTGATACTATTAACACTGGTCACTGCTTGTGCTAGTGCCAAATCAGCAGCGGCAGCAGTACCATTATTTAGTGGACTGATTCCGCAGATTTGCACACTTGCCAATGCATTAATAAGATTTCTAACACTCTGTATAGTATTAGCAACTTCATTTAAAGCTTTTAAAATTTTTGCAATGCCAAACCTTTGCGCAAGTTCTAGTATGGCATTACGAATGGCATTTGCAACAATACCTACAATACCATTGATAAGACTTGTAAGATTCAGTTGAATATTAATCTGTAATGCATTGAATGGTAAGCAAGGAAGAGCAGATATTCTACTTCTTGGATCAACTTTTCTGAACATTTGTAACACATCAGAATCATCTGTTTTATCGGATGATGCTATAGTAGGAACATCAGCATATGACATACCTTGTTCTACTTCTTTGGTAAGCACTACACCTTCATCACGTTTAATACTATCAATATTGACTTCACCGCCATCAATTTGAGTGATAGAAACTCTATTTGGATTGAGAGCCGTATATGGATTTGTAGCAGAGGCTTGACTAGCACCTGGAAT